GCCGTGGCGCTGTTCTGCAGGCCAGCAGCGTCCCCGATGTCGGCCCAATCGACGTTCAGGAACAGAAGGTCGAGGAGTGCCGCTTCGGCGGCGTTGGTCATAGACATGGTGGTTTCTCCTTAGGCGATGCCTTGGGCACGGCCGTCAGGGCCGCGGATGATGGTTCTGGGCGCGCGCATCTGCGCCAGCGCCTCGGTGAAGCCCTGCATGGCCATGGCCAGCGCGGCATTCGGCTCGGCCACCTGCTCGGCCGGCGTCTGGACTTCCGGGCCCTGCTTGGCCTGGTGCGCGATCTGCGCCACCAGCACCTTGGTCTCGGCCTCCAGCGTGGCACGCCAGCGATCCATCTCCAGCTTCTCGCGCTCCATCGCGGCCTTGTTGTCGGCCTCCAACTGCTTGAGCTGCGCCTCCATCTCCAAACGGGCCTGCTCGCGCACGGCGTCGCGCTCGTCGTTGGCCTGCTGCACCTGCAGCTCGGCTTGCTTTTGCGCCTGGGTGGCCTGGGCCTCCATCTGGATGCGCTGCATCTCCATCTGGGTCTGCGCCTGGAACTTCTGCGCGTCGGCCTGCTGGCGCATCTGCTCGAGCTGCAGCGCGGCCTGGGCCTTGATCTGCTCAGGCGCGGGCGGCTGCGGCCGGGGCGGGGCCTTGGCGGGGTCTGAGAAGAACTTCTCGGCCGTCTTGAAGCCCAGCGCCTTCACCAGCTCCTGCTGGCTCTGGTAGACGTTCTCCGGCGTGGCGGTGCCCACTTGCAGGCCGAACTGCTGCTGCTGCAGCAGGGCCATCAGGTGAGCCACTTGCTGGTCCTTGTTGCCCGTCCCAAGACCGACATTGACCGAGACGTCGAACTGGTGGCGCCACTCGCGCGGGTCGATGTTGACCCACTGGCCGCGCAGGCGGATGACGTCTTCCTTGGTGCTGTACTGGCTCACCAGCTTGAGCATCATGCGGAACAGGTCGCGGAAGCCCTCGGCAAAGTTCCGGGCGATCAGGTCCAGCCGCATGTCCGCGCGGTTGGTGACGATGTTCACGCCGGTGGCCGTCTGGTTCAGCGAGTCGCCGTCCGCCCCTTGGTTGTAGCGCGTCCAGCCCGTGGAGTCCTCCAAGAAGCCCTGCATGGTCTCCATCATGGACATGCCGAGCTGAGAGTCCCCCATGCCCTGGTCCAGCCGCCCCGCCGCGCCGGGCTGCTTCACGCGCACCACGCCACCAGGCCGGGAGGCCAGCAGGTCGTCCAGGTTGACCTGGCCATCCACCGCGAAGTACCGGCCGTTGATCGACAGGTACATGTTGTCCAGCATCCCACGCAGGATGTTGGTCTTGATCTTCTGCGCCTCCAGGGCAAGATCGGCCACGCTCAGGCCGAAGAACTTGTGCGGCATCGGCACCGGGGTGATGCTCACAAACGGCGCGCAGTCCACGATCTCGTTGTCGAGGATCTGGTTGCCCGCGCGCGTCACCTTGCGCAGCTCGCTGATGCCGTCTCCGTCGTAGTCGCAGCGCACGTAGCACTCGGTCACCCAGATGATGCGCTGGGAGTCGTCGGGCGTGCTGATGGTGTCGGCCTGCAGGTAAGCCAACTCGTCGTCGTAGCCCAAGCGCTCGATGCGCTCCATGTTCAGCGCCGTGGACTGGTCGTCGCCGCTGATCTGGTCCACGTTCTTGTAGCCCATGGAGATCAGGTCCGACTGCGTCCTGGCCACGCGGTGCGCCACAAAGCTGGCGTCCTCAATGGTCTTGGCCTTGCGCGAGATCAGGAACTCCTCGGGCGGCACGTTCTCCACCCGCACGCAGCCCTGGATCTTGGTGCGCTTGCACACCACGTCATAGGCCAGCACGGGCGGGGCGCTCTGGATCTGCGCCATCTGCTGCTGCAGTTGCATCACCGCCTGCTGCGCCTGCGGGTCGCCCGCCTGGGCGGCTTGGCCGGCCTGCTGGAGCTGCTGCTGCAGCTGCTGCAGGGCCTGCTCGCGCTGCTTGGCGTCTTGCTCGTCGGGGTAGCTCTTCTGCTCGATGAGCTCGACCTCGTCATCGTCCATCAGCTCCGCCAACTCAACCTGGTTGAGGTTGCGGTACTCCTCGCGCTTTTCCTCGCGGCGGTCATCCCACCAGACCTTGACGATGCCGTTCTTGCTCAGCAGCGCGTCCTTCATCCAGTTGTAGGTGATGAGCTCGCCGTTGTTTCTGACGTGGAAGCAGTGGTTGATGTAGTCCGTGCACTGCTCGGCCTTGGCCTCGTCGCCCGGCTTGGTCGGCTCAAACTCCACCACGCGCTCGGAGCCGGCAAACTTCACCATGAGCTGCGGCAGCATGCTCTCGATGGTGTTGCGCACATCCGGGCTCACCACGGACGAGCGGCCTTCGATCTCCGGCGGCGTCAGGTCCAGCGTGGGCTTGGCCAGGTAGTAGCTCATCGCCTTCTGGCGCTGGGCGGCCAGCTTGCCGCTGAACCAGCCCACCGCCTGGCGCATCTCCTGGTCGGTGATCGACCGGAGCTCATCGTCAGACATGCGTGCCATGGTGTTGCTTCAGGCCACGCTCAGGCGTGGGTAGTTGATGGTGCCGCCCCAGGTGTCGTTGGTCATCTGACCCTCGCACATGGCCAAGTATCGGAAGGCGTCGGCCCCGTGGGAGGCGTCGTCGTGCACGGGCTGGGTGTACGCGCCCGTGGTGGCGTTGACGCCGTACTTGTAGTTCTGCAAGCAGTCGATGAGCTTGTCGCCGCGGGCTTCGTCGATGTAGACGCGCGGGAACACCATGCGCGCCAGCTTGATGCCCTCATCCACATCCGTGCGCGGCAGCACCACCACCTGGCGGCCCATGCCGGCCATCACCTCCTGCGTGCTCTTGCCGGTCAGGAAGTGCTTGGAGGCGCCGTCGTGCGGGATGAAGTCCGTGCCGTAGTTGTACGGCTTGTCCTTGAGCTGGCGCACGTAGTAGTCCAGCGGCTTGCGGTTGTCTTGCAGGTAGTCGATCAGCCGCAGCGCCCCGTCTCGGCCGCGCTGCACAAAGATCACGCTCATGAAGTCCGCGAACCCGAGATCCCACACCGTGTGGACCTTCAGCTCCGGGTCATGCGGCACCGGGCGGATGCGGGCGTCATCACGCAAGGCCCGCATCTCGTCCTTGTAGACCGCGCTCGGCACGTCAAAGACGTCCCAGCGGCCCTCCAGCAGCATCTGCCGCTCGGCCTCGGGCAACTGCAGCAGCCGCTCTCGGTAACCCGTGCCGGCCAGGTGCACGTTGTCGCTCAGGAAGCTGGGCACGAAGCTGCGCACGAACTTTGCGCCCTCCACCAGCAGCTCCACCCGCGAGGCCTGGCCTCCCTTGGTGATGCCAAAGCGCTGCATGATCCACTTCGGACCCGGGTTGCAACTCGCGCGCATGTAGCAGCGCAGGCCCTTGTCGGGGCTGCGCAGGCGGCTGGTCAGGTACTCGTAGACGTAACTGGTGGCGAAGTGCCCCAGCTCGTCAATGCCGATCCACTGGAACTCTTGGCCCTGGTACTGCAGCACGTCGGGGTCGCGCTCGCAGTAGCCGAAGATGATCTTCGCACCCGAGGGGAACTGCCACTCCCGGGCGGCTTCCTTGTACTCGGCGCCCTCGATGATGCGCGGGTACAGCGCGCGCGTTCGGTCCACGATCTCGCGCAACTGCGGGAAGGTCTTGCGCAGCAGCAGAGCCCGGTACTTCGGGTTGTCGAAGCCGCGCTGCGGGTAGCCCAACGCGTCCATGATGAGCGCATCAGACTTTCCCCCACCCGCCGCGCCACCGAACAGCACCTCATCATCCGGGCAGCTCAGGAAGTCGGCCTGCTTGGCGGTGGGCGACCACAGCCGCTCAGTGGTCACGCTTGAGCGGCAGCTCCACAAAGCCGCGGTGCGAGTGGTTGATGTCGCCCGCCACTGTCATGGCCGACAGCTTGGCGTGCACGTAAGGAGCTGCTGCCGTGGCTGCAGTCATCCGGTCCCGGGGCTCCTGCGCGGCATCTCGCATGATGCTCAGCAAGTACTCCAGCGGCGTGATCCCGGTGGCCTCGGCCTGCGCCTGGGCTTCAGCGGTGCGCTTGTTGGGCAGGCCCTTCTTGCGGCCGGCACCCGGGCGTGCACCGCCACGGCTTTGATTGTTTGAAAGTTTTTCAATCATGGATGCCTTTCGGCTTGTCCAAGGGTGCTCTCGCCCGCCGCTATCCGCCGGGAGACTAGCGGGGCAAGTCCCGCGTCGAGAGCTGCGGCTCATTTGCCGGTGACGCCGCTTGCCGTGAGCTTTACGCCCGATTGGCAACTGCAGGCCAAAACGAAAAAGCCCGCCGACATCGCTGCCGCGGGCTTCACAAATTGCAGAGACACCTCTGCGGGACGAAGTAAACCACAACGCAAAACGACTGTCTAACATTTAGATCAGGCGGCCTGAAAGCAGTCGCCACGCTCGGGCTGCGCACAGCGGAACCTGTCCGTTGCCAATGGCTTTAAGTCGGTCCACCCGAGCGGCCACCCCATCAGCCACTCTCATAACTCCGTCTTCCCAGCCAGAAGCCCAAGGCTCGGCATGCGCCCAGCGACTGAGCGGCCCAGCCGCTTCGCCGTCGCATGCCAGAAGTCGTGGCAGAACTGGCACAGCGTCTGCAAGTTGCCCGGCTCGTTGTTCGTCTGGTCCTGATCGCAGTGATGCACATGCAGCCGCCGCGTCTCTCCACACGCCTCGCATGCCGCCTTCTTCAACTTGCGCGACCTCCACAGGTATGACTTCGGCTTCAGTTCCTTTCGCGTGTTGGCGCACGACAGGCTGCAAGCAGTCCGGTTCAGGAACTCCGCCACCCCCTCGAGTCGGCCGTTCGGCATCCGGCGCCTGTTGAACGTTGTCCCGCACGCATGGCACACCTTGTCGGGAAAGGTCTTCACTTCCGGCATTCATTGGCTCCAGAGAAGTCCAGCCCTTAGGCCAGCCCATGAGAAGTTCCACCCACGTCGGGTTCAGACTCCCACCAATCTGCTCGCTCAATGGCCGCGAATTCTTGTCGTGCGTGGCTTGACTGGCCTTGCCGCTCCTGTAGTCGCGCGACAGCGGCGTGGCGAACTTCACCGCGTCCACCAGTTGCACCTGCTTGCCTGGAGCTGGCCGACCACTGCTGCCCCGAGAGTCCGCGGCCATTGGTGTCGGCCATGTCGTGCGAGCGCTTAGCGCCTCGATCAGCGTCCCGCCTTCCCGTGCTTTGGTAGGCGTCACTCTCCCGCCGTTCGTGCCAAGCGTGCTGGTGGGTGTCGGCCACATCGACACCGCCCCGGCCAATGTCGTCCCACGCTTCGATTTGCCTGCCGCCATGCCCTCGCCGCGAATCTGCACGTTGTCCTGAGTGGTCGGCGTAGGCCAGCGGGTCGGCGTGTTGATCATTTGCGCCAAACTCACGCCGGTCATGTTCGGCGTGATCGTCCCCCCGCGCTGGCCATCCGTTGCTGATGGTGTGGCCCACAAGCCAGAACCTGTCCCGCTGATGCGGCGCTCCAACGTCGGCAGCTCCCAGCACTGTCCATCGGCAGTCATACCCGAGCGCGGCCAGATCACCGAGGACTCGTCCGAGTCCCCGAGTAAGGAGCGCTGGGCTGTTCTCCACGAAGACGTAGCGGGGTCGAACCTCGCCAACGATCCGCGCCATGTGTCCCCACATCCCGCTGCGGGCGCCGTCGATGCCGGCTCCCTTGCCTGCGACGCTGATGTCCTGGCACGGAAAGCC